GGGAACAGATGGTTTGAAGTGGCTAGCTCTTTCATAGATAAATTGATATCTTAAGAGACCAGAGAGATAATCAGGATTCATCTCAACTTCTTTACCCTCACTATGTAGGTAAGTGTTAACGTCCACATTAGCGCAACCATTACCTAAATAAGATGGATTACCACCTAATAGATCATACGCAATCCTCCAAGCACTACGATAGTTGCAGGCATAGGCTAAAATTAACATCTTAACTTCACGCCTTCGATCCTCCTCATTCTTTGAGTATCGCCTAAACTTCTCAGGATAGACCATTCTCTTAATGACTTCATCGACATCGAGTGTTGGTAATCCATTATCCCAATCCCTACCTAGAAAATGAATCACATCATCATAGTGGTAAATGGCAGACTTCTCTGATCCATGTATGTGGACACCTAATTCAGATTGGGCATAATTACTTATTGAATCAAGGCTCACCTTCCGATTGGACCAGAGTAAGACATCATCACCCAAAACGAAGATCTCATCCCTACTAACATGTAAGGAGAACCTCGCAGATATGGCTCCAACTATTATCACATTGCAGATTGAATCTACAATCTGAGTAAAGTATGATCCACTTGGAACTCCGTGATTCTTACCAAGGTAGAGATTACCATCAGGCATAACAATTGGTGTGGTGATGAAGTACCGTTCAATCAATTTGAAGATATCTCCAGCACTACATCCAGTTGTCGGCTCAACCTGCCCCAAGTCAAACCAAGTGCGTAAAATATCAAACGCAATGTGAATCAAAAAGCTAGATAAACTAGCATCAAATTGCGACATATCTAATGAGTATGCCCACTCTTTATGATACGCTGCTGTTCTGAGCTTAGTCCCTAGCGCTCCAGTTGACATAGAAAACGCCATTGGTGTCAAACCCTGCTTGAATTGATCAAGCAGCGGTTTTGCAACTAGTCCTTCAATAGCAGTCATTGAATAAGGATAACCCCACACTAAGCGGGTCTTATCATTAAACTGAGTTCGCTTGAAGGCTAGACATGGCTCAGGTTGCTTCACACCCTTGATGGTTTGAATGCCACGCTCTAATGCCCTAGTTTGAGATTGAGCTTTAGTACACCCGTAATTAGTTAACCCCGGTGATCCAGATGGATTAGAGGTTACATCAACTATAGTTTTGGGTGTCATGGGCAACATGCTCAACCTCTCACGAGGGCAAGAAAAACACTTATACGCTAGAGCGATGCCCGAGCTCAACTCTGAGCTCTTCGCAGGCTTCATATTCTTACTGGGCGCATAAGCGGCTAGAGCCTCATAAAGCTTATCAACCTTATAAACGGAGCGAGGTGACTCCTCAATTGAATAGCCTTGAGCTCTAAGCATGTCTTTGACATTGTCATCGACTAAGACTTTAGTGTTATCATGTGACATATTCTCATAATAGCTCTTCAGCCTCTTAGATCGATACACATGTCTCCGAAATTGTTTAAGGTCCTGTTGATAACTCAAGACCAACTCCTCCTTTCGCCAATCTACGCGTGGGCTTGCGATCGCCCATTGGCCGTGGTGCCCCTTTAGTTAACGACTTCAGGCTATCGGGTTAATTACGTTATCGTTTTCCTTCACTACGGTGTTTGTCATCCATACAAATGGCTCGCCTTTTATTTCACCTGGCTCACACTGGGATACTCACTCTTCTCTAAATCGGTACGCTTGACATCTCGATCACAACTTTGTTGAGTCACTCCTCAATTTTCTAAATCATACGGATTTGAACGTATGATCACAACTTTGTTGAGTCAGCTGATCCACAGCTTGGTTAAATCGCCATTGGCACATTCACTGGTCATAGACTCAGTTGAACACATAGTGTTCT